ATAAAATCAAAGCAATAAGCAGTGTCGTGAAACCACCTTCGGGTGGTTTTTTTGTTTTTGTACTCCATGTTCACCATTGTTTCGCCATTCAGCTTCGCCATAAAAAGAGGGCATTACTGCCCCCCGACGACCGGAACAATGGAAATTCTTCGATTATATCTCGCTGTTTGCGAGGCGTTTTTATGACCTGAAATTTCCTGCTTCTTACTCAGCGTACCTTCAAGATCAGAAATTCCTTTGGCTTTTAGATCATGAAAAGTGAACTGGAAATCGAGGTCTGGATATTTTTCTGCAGCAAGTTTTTTAGTCTTCATCCACTGCGCATTAAAAGCATCGCGTGTATATCGCAGACCTGATGGCTGGTGGATGACAAAAATACTCACCATCCCGCTGTTGAGAGGAATGCTGTCAGCAAGATTAACTGCATCCTCCAGACGTTTTGTCCAGGCCTTGATCTGGCTAACTGCGGTTTTACTCTGCTGAATTAAAATTCCTTCGCTCAATATTTGACTCTTTTTGAGGTCAAGAATGTCTCCCTGGCGGGCGCAACATAGATATGCCAACTCCATTGCAATTTTTACGGGAATAGAAGCAACGCTATAAAGTGCATCATATTCCCTGTCGCTAATATAACGGGTCCGAGCCTGCTCTTTAAATTGCTTCACGCCCTGGCAAGGATTCATCTTCACCTTTCCTCGTTCGTATGCCCACCGAAATACCCTGGACATAAATGCTTTCTCGCGGTTTGCCTGAACTCTGCTCTTAACACCTCGTTTATCCATGTATTTTCTGATGTGCTCTGGCTTGATGTTATCCGGCTTCATTTTCCCGAAGACAACATTTACCTTTGAACCGTATTTTCTGTAATCTTTACGTGTTTCAGTTGCTAACCCGTGGAAATCACCGGAATTAAAGAACTCTTCACAAAGTGCATTAAAGTTCGTACCAACCTTTAAATCGTTAATGAAGTTTTCGTAAGCTGCCCATACCTGCGATTTTGTTAGATTAGGATTGCACAACCTGACGGTACGACCATCTGTTGTGCGAAACTCATAAGCAGATTTTCCCCGGCGAACGCGGGGAGGCATCCAGTTATCATCGGGGTTTTTGCGAGCTCTAGACATTACATATCCTTAAAGTTTGGTTCTTCTTCCTCTGGATTGCTCACTATCAACCGAAGGCCAACCGGGTTTGATACATGATCCCATGTTGTTCCTGGTCTGCCGTCCTTACGTGGGATAAAAAATACTCCACTATCCCTCAGAGCTTTACACTGCAGGGAAGGTCGACGATAACCAGTTAATTGATAGAGGTCCTCTGGATTAAGAAAACGTTGGATTTGTCCGCTCATAGATAGTTCTCCACTTAAACCGGCTGCACCCGGTTACTTCATTCTGTAAGCACACGATGAACAACCGTGACGGGTTCCATCGTTGCAATTGCGACATAATGGACTTTCTTTCGAACTCTTCCCATTTAGCTGACGAAGGATCTCTACTGGCACCATTACCGGCATTGGTATACAAATCACCATGCTTTTTAGTTCAGCAATTTCGTTTGCCTGTTCGAACACTCTCGCCTTACAGTATTCAGCTTCAGATTTCCACCATGCCACATCGGCTTTCAGTCGGCGTATGCGACGCTGTTTTAGCTTGCTCACCATATGCCATATCCCGTCATAGAAAATAACTGGCAGATCGCTAGCATCACCACGGTAATAACAACCACTTTAACTGGCGGCATCACTTCACCTCATGCTGCGGTGCTGCTGCGAAATGCTCGACACCTTTAGCCCAAATAGCTTTGATGGTTGTCCATGTGACAGGAACGGTGATTTCAATTCTTCCGCTTCCGTCGCATGTTTCGCACTCATCATCACCAAAACACTCTGGGCAGTTTATAAATTTCATTTCTGAAAACTCATCGGACAGCACTCCCTTTGCGCCGTTCTCGGCGGTTAGTCTCTTAGGCACCATCACCCAACCATCCGAAATAACCGGAGAGTTACCTGCCTTGCAACGATCCATCAGCGATTGAGCAGTTACCGTTAGCAGGTTTAAATCTGTTTCAGAGCCGTGCATTATCATTGCCAGGCGCGATAGCATAGCCCTTTCGTTAGTGCTCTTTCTTATTTCTCTATCAAGGTCAGCTTGGAGTTGAATAACCCACCGGGCAAGCTCTCCATTTTCACCACTTTCGCGCCGTATATCCTCCAAACGGTATTTATCAATCATTACTGTTATCCTCGCAGCAGTAGTGCCGTCCCTCTTGGTCAGTAGATACATGTCCGCATATATCGCATTCAATTCCCGGAAGCACCGATTCTGACTGCTCTTTGATATGCAGTCGCGGTTCACCATCTTTCGGCTCAGGCCATTCGCGCTGCTTGTTCACTGCCAGCTTTTCTACCATCGCTAGGGTAATCTGCTCATCAGTGATACCTGCACGACGTTGCGCATCCCATAACAGGAATTGCATGTCAGCCCATTCGCTCAGATCGCCTGGCTCCGCAGCAGTCTCGATCGCTTCTTTGGAAAGGTGCTTTAGCGGACCAACCGGGCCCACATCGCCAAACGTGACATCAGACCATTCAGAATGCTCACGGCGAACCTTTTCGCGGTCAGACACTACTGTTGCTGGCGGTGCGGTGTAGAGTGGGACTGTTTTGTATTCAGGCACACCCGTTTTTCGTTCTTGATTCCACTCATCGACCAAGCCGTCTACAACATTTTTGCAGGTTGATATGGTGTCGGTGTCTAGGTTGACTCCCTGCATTGCATACATAACGGGCTCAGCACCAAACGCCGCTATCGCCCCATCAATCACCTTCACAGCATCAGCCATTGCGTAGCCGAGATTACCGCCGTCACTTTGTTCTGCTGCTTTGCTGAGTGTTTCGCGTATCTGGTGCAGGCGATCGAGTGATACAGGACCGTGCGCTGGGTGGTTAGTTGTCATGGTGTGCTCCAGTTATCTTCAATCGCCACGCCAAGTCGGTGTAGCCAGTCGGCCAGCTTCAGCATCGCTTCTCGTTCGCTTAATCTTTCTGGAAAGTCGGCAAGCTCGACCATCGGTTTAAACAGACCAAACGCATCGTTCTCAACAACAAGTTTTTGCTCAAGCGTGGTCTGCTTAACTTTGCTGTGATGCCGTAGCAGGTAAACCGACTTTGATTTTTTGGTTTCTGGGTCGTATTCGTAGGCAGTGAGTATCATCGGGATACCGCCGCGATTCGTTCCTCGCCACATATCTCACTCTCCCTTCACGCCAATGCCAGCGGCGGCACGTTCGGCTTAACTTTGTTCCCAAAACCACTTGTGAAGCGCCATAAGCTTTTCGTCAATCGGTGCATATTTGCGGTCAAAGTAGGCCTGAGCATCTTTCTCAGATTCGTCCGGCAATTCGCCAGGGCCAAACAATGTGTTATAAATCCATGCCAAACCATTCTTCGCGTCGCCAGTTGCCTGCCATTCGATAATCGCGGCCTGCATTACCAGGATGTTTTTCCCGATTAACAGGTCCAGTTCTTTGTACCGGTTCCGGATGTATGCATTCTCCGCCGCCAGATCCCTGCACTTGCTCTCGGCGTTAGCGAGCTGTACTGCTTGGTCTGTGAGTTTCAGTTCAAGATTGTGAATAGTCGCGTCTGCTGCCCGGAATTCGCGCTGGGATTCCGTTAAATTTGAGCATGCGTTTTGAATTGAGTAGGCCAAAATGGCAGTATCACGATCATCTGATTCTTCAGCTTTAACCTGCAACTGAACCGCCAGGCTGAAGAGATCAGCAATTTGAGTTTCTGTCATACGGTTATTGATCGTTTGCATTGGTATGTACCTGCTGAAGTTTGTGTTGTTTAACGAAGTGGGCCACTGCTTTTGACTGGCTAGCGATTATTTTTCTGTCACCTAGGTCGAGCGTGACGTTCTTACCGCGATAAATTATTGCCGAGCCGATTTCCTTGCCGTCCAGCTTCACATACAGCACTTTCCCGATAATCTCTGTCGTCGGGATTGGCTGTGAAATGCGATAGGTTTCGCGAGCTTCTGAGATGGCTTTATGTTCGTCTATTATCGACAGAGCCTCAGCCAGTGCAGTGCCTTGCAAAGTGAACAAGCCTTCATCGCTGATCGTCGCCATGGCCATTAACTCCACAAAACGGCGAGCACTTTTAATGTTGAGTTCAGGCGCGATAGAACTGCGCGTAACCTTTGTTTTTCCCTGGGCGGCGGCTACGGCTTTATCGTGCTGGAGAACCTCACCAGCTTGTTCGCCAAACTCACGAACGCGGTCAACAGCAACATCAACAGATACGGCACCAGATTTAACTTCCTGCTGAACGTCATAATTAGCGGTGCTCAGAGTGAGCAACTTCTCAACGGTCGCTACAGACTTATTGACCAGCTTTGCAATCTCGCTGGTGGTCTGGTTGAAAGCGTTATGAAGCTCCTGAATAACAGCAGCCTGTTCAATATCGGAAAGGGGAAGTTGGTTATTACTGGTCATGATGCGAGCCAGACGCTGCACATCGTTACCGTTAAACGGCATGATATGAATGCGGTCTACTGGCTTACCAGCTTCAGCGCAACGCGCATAGCAACGGCTACGGCGGTGGCCTTCAACAACCCACACACCACCTTCATCACGTGCGATAACCTCTAGCAGGGGAACGGTTCCACCGTTCATCAGATAGTTAAACAGGTCGTCATCTGCCTGGTGGGTGCGTTCGTCGTCTTCACGCTTGTTGAAACCTTCACGCACGTGGATATGTTCAAGGCTGATAAACATCCCGGTATCTGTGCGCTTGATGGTCCCGTCACGGGACATTTGTTTGAATGAGTTAGCTGCCATTACGCAGTACCTTCACGGAGTTGGTTAGCGAATAAGAGAGCCTGATTCCCAGCGTAAACAATGGTTTCTTGTTGCTCTTCTTTCCCAATGGCAATAGTGACGTTTGCGAACTTTTCCACGCCAGTGGCTTGGATATCGCGAATAACCTGATCGGTTACCGGAGTTAACTCGCGTAATTCTCTCTGCGCCTCCAGCATGTGCATATTGGTCGGCGATTTGGTATGACGTTCAACGATGCGGTCGCACTCTTTGGCCCAACAATTAACATCGTCTCGTAAAACGGTGTTCTCGATGGCCAGTGCTTTACGCTGTTCCATTGACTCGCAAAGCGCCACGCTGACGATATCAAGACGGTTAGCCAGTTCGGTCATGATCCCGCGGTAAGCAACCGGAAGGAGAGGGGTCGCTTTACGGGCTGCATCGATCAGTTGCTCTCTTGTCATACGTGGTTGTAACTCAGTGACGTTCTGTGTGGTCGTCATGGTTAGTTTCTCCGTGTTATATGCGCCCTGCACGGCGCTGAATTTTGGTTGCACGAATCCCTCGCCAAAAGGCGAATAAAAGTTTTGGTTTCGTTTCAGTAAATGCCCCATCAAGAGGCACTTAGTGAAACGGGCGACTGCAATCGCCGGTTAGTTTCTCCACTCAATTGAAAGCGCGTTCCGCTGGTTTTGGATTTAACGAACTGGCACTTAATGACAAGGGACAGAACGCGCTTTCAGTTGAGTAAAAAGGGCGGCACCAGGGACTTCAAAGGTTGGTACTGGTACCGCCAAGACTCCACACAGCTTTCTTACTTCCTGGTACCACGCTGGCTACGTGATTCTGGTGCAGCATGCAGGATTCGAACCTGCGACCCACGGCTTAGAAGTCCGTTGCTCTATCCAACTGAGCTAATGCCGCAACTGGAAGCGCACTCCACCTGTTTCACACCTGTCACCCATAACTGGTAAGTAAAGGAGTGCGCTTTCATGTTGTGAGTTGTGCTGCCGGGACTCGAACCCGGATAACGTCTGGCCAGCCGCATGAGATAACCTGGGTTATGATCCTTGGTTAGTGCTCAACTCCTCCTTCAGGAGGCGCTCTACCTATTGAGCTACAACACAACGAAGAGAACACTGCCGGTGTCCGAATTGAACGGACCTTTTCCCTGCCCATCACCACCATTATTATGCTGGTGGCAGGAATTGAACCTGCCTTTATGCCTTGCTCGTCAATGTTCTCATCGTTGTGTGCTCGTCTTTCCGAGCTGTCAGCGGTCTACTTCCCGCCGTCACTGCCGTCGAGGGAGCTGGCATCTCTCCGTTTTTACAGTTTAACGTCTGCCGCTGTTATCGGTGCTGGTACCGCCACTGTCCAGGACATTTAAAAGGACCGTCTCCAAGTGGTAACTCTTCCAGTCCCGGTAAGAACCCTGCTAGATGCTTACCGTGACCGCCTTATGCTCCCTAAAAAGATGGCTGCCACAAAGTGTGGGAAGTGACAGCCATTACAGGATACCGAGGCTTCACCAGATGAATGTAACTATAGGTTCGTCTGGTGTGTTTTAAATGTACCTTTAGTTACCATGGCGGTCAAGTAAGTTAATGTACTTTTTGTTACCTTGAAGGCGAAAAAAATGCCAGAATGATATCTGGCATTAGAAATGAGTTACTTAGATGTTCTGCGTTATCTGAACAACTTTGCCTACAATGCGGCAATTGCCATCAATGGGGATCGGCTTAAAGGCGGGATTAAGCGGCATGAGATATGAGTAAGGGCTATCCCAAACAAGTTTCTTCACAGTCGCTTCTGCTGAACCATCAAGTATTGCTACGACAATTTTCCCATACAGGTCATCAAGTTGTCCGTAATGAGGCTCAACAATAACGATTGAACCCTCCGGAATTGATGGAAGTCCATGTGGGTTAGTCATTGACTCACCACGAACTACCAATCCGAAAACTTCATCAGAAACGTTTGCTGTGGTTTGAGTCCATGAAATCACATCAGTAAGCCTTGAGCATGCATAGGTATCAGTCCATACCCCGGCCTGAACAGCAGAGATAATAGGAACGGCGGTAGGTGGCTTCAGGTATGGGATAACTTTGGTGTCATCTTGAGTCTCATCACCCTTGCCGTAAAGAATCCATTCAGGAGTGGTCTGTAAAGCCATCGCTAGTTGGTGAAGGTTTTCTCCGTCAGGCTTAGTTGTACCGTTCTCCCATTTGGTAACGGACACTCTACTCACCCCAAGGCGTTTAGCCAGGGTCTGCTGAGTTATATCAAGCTGGACTCGCCGGGATCTTATTCGGTCTTTCATCTCTGTTTTCATGTAACCAATGTTACATTGATTCCTTGTAACTGTTGTTTGCTATTTAATGTACCTTTTGTTACCTTTAAGGCGTGAGTTAACCAGGAGGAACCATGCTTAAAACTGACGTCATAGAACACTTCGGAGGGGTATCAAAAACCGCGAGTGTTTTGGGAATTTCCCATCCTGCAGTGTGCAGATGGGGTGATGTGATCCCTCAGAAGCAAGCTTTTGTTATCGAACGTATCACTAAAGGCAAGCTTAAATACGATGCCAGCCTTTACCAAAAGTCTACAGACACAGCAGCTTAAACATAACTACCAAAGGAAAAACAACATGGTAGAGCAAACCCTGAAAGAAGTAGTGAAAGCGATGTGTAAAGCGTACCCCGGAGGCCGTCAGGCTATGGCTGGTGCGTTGGGCATGTCAGAAACCCAATTCAACAACAACCTTTACGAGAAAAACGGATGCCGGTTCTTTGAAGTAACTGAGTTGGAAGCGATGGAGGACATTTCCAACACGTCATTTGTTGCCGACTACTTTGCCAAGCGTCGCGGTGCACTGCTGGTGGACGTACCAAGCCTGGATGATCTTGACCGTGTTGACTTGTTTAGCCGTGCAATGCGTACAGCAGCTGCAAGAGGGCAGGTGGATCAGATTATCCAGAAGGCGCTTGAGGATGGAGTGATTGAAAAGCATGAAGCCGAAGAAATTCAGGAACAGCACCGCCGCCATCTGGCAGCACGTGAAGAAGAAATTCGCGCGATTGTGGCCTTATTCAGCCGCCGTCAAAAGAAGTGACGCCAGCGAGTGTGCAGCTCCTGGCGTCGTGGCGTGTCGTATTCAGTGGAGAAACTAACGCATGAACAGTGTAACAACACAGTACCGCAGGTCGCAACTTATTGCTCGACCTATGCCGGGTGGAAAAGGTCCGGCGCAGTTCGTGTATGGGGTAATGGTATCCGGATGCTTTGAGCCTGTCTGCTACCAGTTTGCCGATTGGGTTGTAGGTGATTTCAACGGCCAGGCGGAGAAGGTCGAATGCGAGCACTCAACAGACGGTTCAAAGACAGCGACGGCATCCCAGTCAGGGTTATCCGGTGGGAGCCAGAAACTCAACGGGTTATATACCTGCGCGACGGATACGAGCATGAGTGCTTCAGTCCTCTCGAACAGTTTCAGCGTAAATTCAGGGAAATAGAGGGTCCGAATGAGCCTGTTAATGACATCCCGACCAATAGTGATAAATCCTGACCTTGCGTACAGCATTGGCCTGAATGAGGCGATTGCATTGCAGCAGATTAACTACTGGCTGAAAGAAACAACGTCTGGCATGGAGCGTGACGGTGTTCGCTGGATTTACAACACGACTGAACAGTGGTTGGAGCAGTTCCCGTTCTGGTCAGAGTCGACTCTGAAGCGAACCTTCACCCGCCTGAAGACCCTCGGTGTGCTCAAAATTGAACAACTGAACAAGTCTCAACGCGACATGACCAACTTCTACACAATCAACTATGAAAGCGAGCTATTAGATGAAGTCAAAGTGACTGAATCGAAGAGGTCAAAATGCGCTGTTCCATCAGGTCAAAATGAAACGATGGAAGAGGTCAAAGTGACACGCTCCATCAAGTCAAAACGAACCGCTGTCATCAGGTCAAAATGCACTGATGATCCTACAGAGATTACAACAGAGAGTACTACAGAGATTACAGGTAAAGACTCTTGTCCGGTTGCGGGGCAACCAGACCGTGATGTGTTGATTACTGATCAGGCTAAACAGGTTTTGGTTCACCTGAACCAAGTCACGAACTCACGCTACCAGGTTTCAAACACGTCACTGCAAAACATCCGGGCACGAATCGGCGAAGGGTTCACCGTTGAAGAGCTGTCGCTGGTGGTGGATTACTGCAACGCGAAGTGGGGTGATGACCTGAAGATGTCTGATTACCTGCGACCACAGACGCTTTTCCAGCCGTCCAAGTTCCCGGGATATCTCAAGTCTGCAAATAACTGGGACAAAGCTGGCCGACCAGAACGAGTGAATGGGGAATGGGCCCGTGAAGATGGCATCTTCAAACCCAGCTTCAAGAACACTGATTACAGCGCTATTCCACCAGGGTTCAGGGGGTAAAGATGAGCATTCTGAAAACGGTCCAGATGTTTATTGCCATGAACCCCGGCTCCACGACCAGGGACATCATCGAAGGTCTGACCCAGTTCAGCCAGGACAGGCTCCAACTCGCCGTTTGCCGCCTGTATGGTTCAGAACTGGCAACACGTAAACGTGACGGTCGCCAATTTCGTTACTACGCAGAACCGCCAGCAGATTGCCACTTCGAGGTATTTGAACCAACTCCTGAAGTAAGCGCTCTGATGGAAACGGCGAAAGGTCTGGAGTCGAAAGGACTCTTTCATCGTGCCGCGACGATTTACATGGAGGCGTTCAGCGCATCAGCAATTGAATCAGAGAGGGCAGCTATTCTGGCGGAACGTCAGCGCTGTCTTGGCCTGGCTAAACCAGCAGTTATTACCGAAGACGGGTGCTATCTGGCTGGTAGATTTTCGGGAGGCCGTTAATGAACTATTCACTGATTTACGCCGATCCACCGTGGGAATACGGGAACACCATCAGCAATGGAGCAGCGGAAAACCATTACGGCACGATGAAACTCATCGACATAAAACGCCTGCCTGTCTGGGATCTGGCTGCGGAAGATTCCGTTCTGGCCATGTGGTTCACCGGTACTCACACCCGCGAAGCGATTGAGTTGGCTGAGGCATGGGGTTTTAAGATTCGGACCATGAAGGGATTCACCTGGGTGAAGTTTAACTCACTGGCTGAGCAGCACATCAACAAAGCGCTTCAGGCTGGTGGAGTAGAGGACTTTTACGACTTCCTCGACCTGTTGAACGCTCAGACCCGAATGAACGGTGGTAACTATACCCGTGCCAATACCGAGGATCTGCTAATTGCCACCAGAGGGAAAGGTCTTGAGCGTCAGAACGCGAGCGTAAAACAGGTTATCTACAGCCCACTCGGCGAACACAGCCAGAAGCCAGCAGAAGCGCGTTACCGTCTGGAGCAATTATACGGCGATGTGTCACGTATTGAGTTGTTCAGCCGCTGTGCTGTTCCCGGCTGGCATCACTGGGGAAATCAGGCAGAAAACCCTGATGTAATCATGTTTCCTGGTTACGTTGGTAAACCTGCTCCGTTGCTGGAGGTGGCTTATGCAGGACGTTGAAGCACGAAACGCGCTTCGTAACATCGCCAGAAGATGCAACGAGGAAATAACCGCTAAACGCAAGGCTAACCCAGGTATGAATTGTGACGAAATAGCCAGGCCAATTTTTAACGGTGCCATGGGGATGGTTAAGCAACTTGGCTTTACGCCATCTCATTTGTATCTCGAAGTCGGGATTCTGAACAAGCAGATTAAGGAGCGCTGAAGTGAACAAACTTACCGTGAGACAAAGTGAAGTACTTGGTTCGATCGTGAACTATCAGCGCCGGTTCGGATTCCCTCCAACGATATGTGAACTGGCTGGGCTGATTGGTTGCTCATCACCGAACGCTGCAGTGGAGCATGTGAAGGCCATAGCGAAGAAGGGATATATCTCAGTTGCGCCTGGAGTTTCCAGAGGGATTACCGTTATTTCAGCAAACGATGAGGTAGACGCGATATCGATCATCAAGTCACTCATTAACGGTGATAGCGATTCAAGAGAACGCGCCTTGTCATGGCTGGAAGCGAGAGGTGTCCAGCCATGAAATTAACGTTGCCATTCCCGCCAACAGTTAACACCTATTACCGGTCCCCTGACCGTGGAGCGTTAAAGGGTAAGCATCTGGTCAGTGAGATGGGTAGGAAGTTCAAGAAGAACGTTTACGCATCTGTTGTTGAGCAGTACGGCGGTATACCTAAACCAGTTAACGTCAACGTTGAGGTAAACATAGTTCTTTTCCCGCCAGATAACAGACGGCGGGATCTGGACAACTACAACAAAGCGCTGTTCGACGCACTGACGAATGCCAGAGTCTGGGAAGACGACAGTCAGGTTAAACGGATGGCAATCGAGTGGGGGCCTGTAGTAAAGCCTGGAAGGGTAGAGATAACGATCAGCCGATTTGAAACCGTGGCGTGTGCAGCCGCCTGATAAGTGGAGACAGAGCATGCAACAGATGAGCATAACAGTAACGTGTCCGACCCATCATGCAGCAACGGTAGGGCAGCAGATCACCATGTCCAGCCGTGAGATTGCGAAGCTGGTTGATTCCCGGCACAGCAATGTCTGCGTAACGATAGAGCGCCTCATGAATTCCGGTGTGATTGGTGGGTATGCTGCATTGCAGTACACCCATCCCCAAAACGGGCAGACATACCATCACTACGAAGTGAACAAACGAGACAGCTATGTAATCGTTGCTCAATTATCGCCGGAGTTTACCGCCCGACTTGTTGACCGCTGGCAGGAACTGGAGATCAACGGCGGAATGATTGTCCCCCGGTCACTTCCTGAGGCCTTGCGCCTTGCTGCTGATCTGGCAGAACAGAAACAGCGCCTGAGTGAAGAACTGGCAGTAGCCGCGCCGAAAGCTGAGTTCGTCGATCGTTATGTGACGGCGACTGGTTCAATGACATTCCGGCAGGTTGCCAAGCTGCTTAACGCCAAAGAGCCGGAGTTTGCGATGTTCCTGATTGAGAACGGCATCATGTACCGGCTTAACCGTGTTCTCACACCAAAGAGCAAGCATATCGAAGCTGGGCGCTTCGAGGTGAAGACGGGTACGACAAACCAGACAAATTACGCGTTCAATCAATCCCGCTTCACTGCCAAGGGTGTTCGCTGGATTGGTGGCCTGTGGGCAGAGCATATTGCTAAGGGGCAGGTAGCGTGAGGGCATTACTGACACCTGAAGTGGCACCTATGACCGGGGTAGTTATATTTCGCCCTGGCAGTGAACTGATGCATCTGTTCAGACGTGGTCGTGTTCTTATCGAGCCACAGGCAGAGTCAATGGCTGAGTTACCGTCTGGCATGCTGCCGGAGACTGCTCAGGAGCTTCAGAACGATCCGTTGATGCGTACTGTCTTCGAAAATCAGAAGGTCATACATCGTGCTGGTGGATTGAATTCACTGGATGCCTGGCTCGAAAGAAAACTGGAATGTCAGTACCCGCACAGCGAGTGGCATGATCGCAACTACACCATCACCCGGCATGCGCCTGGCTCACTCCGCACGTGCTGGGGCTGTGACTTAAAAATTCGTGAGCAGTTCACTGAAGGTCTGGCGGGTATTGCCCGTGAAAACCTGGTATCCTGGCTTCTGAAGGTCGTAAACGGTCAATTAGGCTTCAGTGAAGACCACGTTCTCACGCTTCCGGAGTTTTGCTGGTGGATGGACAGGAACGACCTGGCTGATGAGATACCTGAAGCCGTAGCGCATAAAGCACTTCGCCTGAAGAAAGAGCCCCACCAGTCGGTAACACGTGAAAGCGATACTGTTCCGACATTACCCGCTCAACAACTGGTACAGGAGAAAGCGAAAAAGATAGTGGCAATGAAGGTAGATCCGGAAACGCCGGAATCCTTCATGCTTAAACCCAAGCGTCGTCGCTGGGTGAATGAAAAATACACGAGATGGGTTAAGGCCCAGCCGTGCGTCTGCTGTAACAAGCAAGCTGACGACCCCCACCACCTGATTGGCCACGGGCAGGGTGGAATGGGTACAAAGGCACACGACCTGTTTGTGATTCCTCTGTGCAGAGAGCATCACGACGAGTTGCATGCTGATCCTGTGGCATTTGAAGCGAAATACGGTGACCAGTTGGTCCTTGTGTTTCGGGTTATAGATCGTGCGCTGGCAATCGGCGTACTGGCGTAAGTGGAGAACGCTAAATGATTAATCCTTCTGAAGTTGGTAAATCTGGTGAAATGGTTCGTCTTCGTACTCTGGAAAGCATCTGGATACAGGGTAAGTTGCGCATGTGGGGCCGTTGGTCTTATATCGGCGGTGGTAGTGGTGGAAATATGTTTAACCAGCTTCTGGCATCCGGGAAAATCACCAAGACAGCTATCAATGAAGCGCTACGCCGGATGAAGAAAGCGGGTATCAGCAAACCAGAACTTGAAGCGTTCTTCAAAGAGATTCAGGAAGGGAATAATAAAAGCGGCCTGGCGTTCTGTACCGATGAAGAAGCGCTTGCCATCAACGCTGTACTCAGCGGTGTCCTTGTGCAGTCAGGGCATAAGAAGATATACGCTCTTATTGAAGATCGTTATATCAAGCGCATGAGCAAAAAGGCGATGGCAAGAGATCTAAATGAAAAGCATCCTGAATGGTGTTTGCGAACCTGTGAAAGCCGGATTGATGTTTGGCTAAATGTAGCAGAATCGATGCTATACAAGCCAATGTGTGAGGCATTCGGAACAAATAGCGACAGATTTTACTTGAATAGTTGCGCGGAAATTGCTTAAATTGTGTTAAGCTCGGGACGTTAAAGCGAACTGAGCAACAAACTTTAAGAACCCGCCATCGTGCGGGTTTTTTGCTATCATCCCCCAATAAATTTCAGGGGGTTTTATGGCTTGGCAAGGAATTCCGTTCTCCATTGAAAAGATTGAACAGGCGCTTACATCATCTGTTCAAACTGCACATCTTGTCTTGGACAAGCTTCCAACGGTTATGGTTGAAACGCCGTTTGCGTGGGACGCCATCATTGGAGCAATCATTGCTGGCTCAATTCCCGGGATCATTTCTTACCTGGCCCTAAGGAATAGCTATCAACTCGCAAAAATGCAGCACGCACTGCAATCCAAAGAAAAGATTAACAATGAGATCAGAGCGGCAGCAGCTAACTACGTGACGGCAATTAATTACCTTTCGACCGATTATAATGCTTGGGTAAAAGATGTTTTGGAAAGGCGCATTTACCCCGTCAGTAAAGAATCCATGCCCGATCATATTCGAGAAAATATCTTTCGAGCAGAATCAAACAAAAATTTGCTTAATTTACTTATCGTCCCAGATAAAGATGGGAATGAATTGCTGGAAGCTATGGGTAATGCTCAGAATGCCTTAACCCCATTTTTGGAGGCAAAAGCAACCTATAGAGACAACCTCCAATTAAGAACGTCAGTGAACAACTTTTTATATAAATGTCATGAGTATTTTCTGCGGGACTAGGAATACCTAACCTAATTATTATTTTACAAGGGTCGCACTTAGCGGCCCTTTTTCTTCCCCTCGTTCTGAGAGGACTCACAGCAATAAGAGGGGGCTTAATGTCCGATCCTGTTTCTGGCACTACGGTCGCGGCTGGTGGCCTGATGGGAGCCAGCGTATTTGGTCTTGCAACCGGTATTGATTATGGCGTGGTATTTGGCGCATTCGCTGGTGCAGTATTTTATGTAGCGACAGCGGCAAATATCACACGAGTACGATTGATTGCCTACTTCATGACGTCATTTATTGTTGGCGTTCTTGCTGCTGGCCTGGTTGGTTCAAAGTTGTCACAGGCTACCGGGTACAGTGACAGACCATTAGACGCACTTGGTGCTGTTGTAGTGGCTGCGATGACAATCAAAGTGCTCACATTTTTCAACAGTCAGGATTTGGGAAGCCTGTTCAGTATTCTTTCGCGATTCCGTGGAGGAGGGGCCAGCAATGGTAACAAGTGATCCGTCAGCGATGGTGAATGCAGGTATTTGTGCAGTCATCGTCCTCGTCCTGATGTTCTACCAGCGTGAAGGGGCAAGACATCGCCCCGCTATATCATTGCTGGCGTACTTCGTTGTGCTGGTTTATGCCAGCGTTCCATTCCGATATCTGTTTGGCCTCTACCAGGAGTCACACTGGATGGTGGTTATCGTAAACCTTCTTATTTGCGCTGCCGTCTTATGGGCTCGTGGGAACGTGGCGCGTCTCGTTGATACGCTGAGGCATTAATGAACCAATCACAATTTCAACAGGCGGCTGGTGTAAGCGCCGTGTTAGCTTCGCGCTGGTTTCCGCACATTGACGCGGCAATGAAAGAGTTCGGCATTGTTAAGCCTGAAGACCAGGCAATGTTTATTGCTCAGTCAGGACATGAGTCAGCGGGATTCTCTGCGCTGGTGGAGAGCTTCAACTACACCCCAGCCGCTCTGCTGACCACCTTTGGACGCCGCATTACGAACTATCAGGCATATATGCTTGGGCGTGACAAAGAAAAAGGGCAGGTAGCCAATCAGCCAGCCATTGCAAATCTGGTGTACAGCAATCGCCTCGGTAACAAAGCATCAGGCGATGGGTGGAAATATCGTGGGCGTGGCCTGATTCAGATTACCGGTCTTGATAATTACCGCCGCTGCGGAACTGGATTAAAACTGGATTTAGTCAGTAATCCTGAGTTGTTGGAAAAGGATATGAACGCTGCACGATCAGCTGCATGGTTCTACGCCACCAGCGGATGCCTGAGCTACTCCGGCGATCTTGTTCGCATCACTCAGATCATCAATGGTGGACAGAATGGCATCAACGACCGCCGTGAACGTTACGCCAAAGCAAAAGCCGCACTGGCATGAGGTCGCTATGGGACTTGAAATGATTATCGGCCTGGCTGTTGCTGTGCTGGCTGCAATTGCAGGAGCTTTTGGTCTGGGTAAATCACGCGGTACAAACATCGCTGAGACAAAAGCGGACCAGCAGCGCACTGAAGAACGTGCAGCAGCTACTGAAGCGGTAGCCGAACGCCGGGTAGAAACAACAAAAGGAGCCAGGGATGTACAGCAGACTATTAGTCATATGCCTGATGACGATGTTGACCGTGAGTTGCGCGAAAAATTTACCCGCAAAACCTGAAGTAACGGACACGGCCTGTGACTGGGTGAATATCATCTACCTAACTGAGCACGACATTGAGGTAATGGATCGCCAGACTAAGAGAGATGTGCTGACACATAACAGGTCTGTTCAGCGAAATTGTCCCAATAAAATCACCGCGGCCTCGCAATAGCGGGGCTTTTTGAAGACCAAAAGAGAGAGAATGATGGAAAAAGAGCAAAACGGTTGTCAAATTCTGCCTGTAGCAAAAGATTTTAAATTCTGCCTGGGCCAGTTGGTGAACCTGCGTATTAGTGATGAGTTTGGCGAGGTACAGGCCCGATCCCAGCATGTTACTGGTGAGAATCAATACTACATTTATTACCAGGCAGCAGATAATTGCGCGACTGAGCGTTGGTTTTCCGAATCTCAGCTGACGGCGGTGGAAGATGATCGCTCTCCGGGGATGCCAGTATTTGGCTGCGTAGAGTTGCCGGAAGGCGCAACTGTCGAAGAGTAAGACATTACAGCAGGCATTCACTGAGTGCCTGTGATAATGCTAATTCCATAATTGTTATTCACCAGGTTAGTATGGTGCTTTATTGACATAGGAAAGTGACAATGAAGAAACTTATGATTGGGTTAGGCTTACTGACTCTGGCCGGGTGTGCCACTGTAGGTAACGACTTTTCAGACAGTGACGTGGCATCCATTCAAAAAGGGGTGACCACGGAGCAAACCGTATTGCAGAAGTTCGGCAAGCCAACCTCAGTGACAACTGATTCAGATGGAAATACCGTATACGGGTGGACTTATGCTCATGCGAACGCCTTCAGCGTTGGGCAGGGAAAATCGCTGGTGGTGAAAGTAAACAAACAGGGCGTTGTCGATTCATACGTTCTCAGTAAATCCCAGCCATAAAAATTAATAATTGAATTATTGGTGGATAGGGTAGCTCCTGAAAAGCGGCATCGTCACCGCCTGCCACTGATAACATGACGAGCAACTAAGACGAGGTTGTAATGAGTGACTGGATAAGCGTCAATGAACGCACTCCAGAGAATCACGAAGGTAAGTGGTCGAAAGACGTTATTGCACTAAGTGATTCTGGAGACGTATTCAGGCTAGCCTGTATGGGAGGCTACTGGCAAAGAACGCAGGCATTTATAGATTCTGGGGCAACGAAGATAACTCACTGGATGCCTCTGGATTACCCAGATGATTAAAACAGAATGAAACGAAAGGTCGCTTAGGCGGCCTTTTTTATGCGCTTCGCACGCGCACCATGAAGAGAGTCTTTCAGTAGTGAGCCTGGGTGATGCCGTTAGGTTGCGTTTACCTCTCGGGCGGCATTGCCGTGCGACAGGCTCACGTCTAAAAGGAAACGCACATGAAGTATCAGCTTGCAAAATTGTATCGCGGTGATCGTTTTTTCGGGTATGGAATAGCCGTAGGTGGCTTGCTTATTGATGGTCATGTTTCAACGGTGGTAGAAACTTCGCCAAACGAAATGCCGAAAGTAATTGCGACATTTAATCTCAGCAATGAACATTCCGAAAATCAACCACGAATTGATTTAGACACCCCAAGTGCTTCTAACGAATTCCATTTTGTAATCCATCCAGAAAAGCAATTCACAGTTGAGCAAGCAGAAGAGCTAGGTGATGTAGTGAATGATTTTCTTGCTAAGCACAATCTGTGTGGTGGTGGTGCATGGAAGTATTGATAAACGGGGTACGTTTTATACCAGAAGGCGATAACAAGGTACGTATTGGGATAGCAATCACTACCCATAATCGTCATGAAGTGCTTAAGCGAGCCATTGAGCAGCACATGAAGCATCTTCCATCTGGTGCGCTGGTGGTTGTGATAGACGATGGATCAAGTCCTGCTGCAATAGCTCCTGATGGGGTTAAGTTGGTACGTCATGATCAATCACGCGGCATTGTCGCTTCCAAGAACGCCAGCCTGACAGCGCTGGTGGACGCAGGGTGTGAGCATATTTTCCTGTGGGATGATGATGCATGGCCAATAGCTGATAATTGGCATCTCCCCTACATCGAGTCACCAGAGCCCCATTTGGCTTATCAGTTTCTTGACCTCGCAGGCCCACGAAAGATTAACGATATGACTGTCCTGTACAGGGATGATAAGCATATCGCTTACACCGGGCAGCGCGGCGTTATGCTTTATTACCACCGCAGCGCCATTGATAAGGTTGGCGGCTTCGATCCGGTATACGGGCGTGGAATGTACGAGCATCCTGATCTGGCGCTTCGCATTCACAACGCAGGGTTATCAACCTGGGCGTTTGCGGATGTTGTGGGCTCTGAAAAGCTCATTCATTCGATGGATGAATACGAAGAGGGTGCGCGTTCAATTCCCCGACCTGAGCGTGAAGCGTTAGCGAAAGCTAATGCTGTTATTTATAGCGCCCGACGCGATAACGGTTACACCGCATACGTTCCTTTCAGGAAACAGCGCAACGTGGTGATTACGGCATTGCTGACCAGCCAGAATGATCCACAACGTCAGGTAAGGATGAAAGCGTCTCCTGAGTTGGTTCAGGGATGGGCAACGTCTATTCGTGGCGCTGATGCAGTGGTACTGGCTGACGAACTGGATACAGCACCGAAAGGTGCAAACCTTTTCAAAGTGTCACCTTTGTCAATGAGTCCGTATTTCGCACGATGGCTGCATATTTATCAGTATCTGCGTGCTCATCCAGAGTATCGCCTTATCTGGTGTACTGACGGTACCGATGTCGAAATGCTTAGAGAGCCTTGGGCAGAAATGCAGCCGGGTAAAATTTACGTGGGCTCAGAACATAAGACTTATGCCGACGAATGGATGAAGTCCAATCACCACGGCAAAGCGTATAGCGAGTTCATCGAGAAGCACATTGATGAACCGCTGCTCAACGCTGGACTACTTGGTGGTAGTCGTGACGATGTAATGGAGTTTGCTCACAGGATCATCAGACAGTATTACCTGATTGAAAGCCATCATTTCTGGAGGATGGAGACAGCTCGCCCCGCGCTGGTCGATATGGGTGCTTTCGGTATGGCTGCGAAGTCATTTGGAGAAAGAGTCATTACCGGCCCTAAGGTTCATACCATTTTTAAAACGGATGGTATCGGTAAGGAGTTCGCATGGTTTCGCCACAAATAATGTTTGTGGTTATTGGTCATCACGTTCGCCGTAAACAGGCATTGATTTTGGCTGAATCTATTGGTGCCACCCTGATGATTGATACTGATAATCACGGTGCTAACTGGAATCATCGACGAGCGCTGGAGTGGGCAGCCAATCAATCATGCCGTGTTGTAGTGCTTGAAGATGATGCTATGCCAGTTGCTGGTTTCTGCGAAAAGATTGCTGTATGGCTTGCACGTTATCCGGATGCACTGTGTTCATTTTATCTCGGCACTGGCCGTCCACCACAGTATCAACTGGAGATAGCATCAAAGCTAATAGCAGCTGATAAGGCCAGAGCTGACTTCATTACATTGCCGCGTCTTATTCATGGCGTCTGCTACAGCGTACCTCAGCAACATATCAAGAGAGTGCTGGATAAATGGAACCACAGCAAAGCAGCAGATTATGCAGTCGGTGATGCTTACGGTGGCCCTGTCGTCTATCCATGCTACTCACTCGTTGACCACGCTGATGGACAGCCAGTAGAACCAGCCAGAGACAATCAGCCAAGAACAGAACGCCGCAAAGCATGGAGGTTACATGTCTAAGTTAAAGACACTACAACCGCTCCTGAAAGCTATCGACACCCGACGAATAAAGCCTGTCTATGGTGAGCATCGCCGCGTAAGCGGTAGCGCAAGGGTGAGCCTCAAGCGTCGTATATATGTGCGCGACGGTGGCCACTGTTGCATGTGTCAGCGAGTGGTTGACCTGCATGACAGTGAACTTGATCACCGCATAGCACTACAGTTTGGTGGTGACAACGATGAGAGCAACCTGTGGACGCTGTGCATTGATTGCCACTCAGGTAAGTCATCGCGTGAAGCATCAATGAACCAGCCAGACAGTGAGGCTCTGAAGCACTCTGTGCCGAAAGATAAATCACAATCTGGCATCGTAATTCTCTGACCAAACACCGGGGGGGGGCGGTGGGTGTCAACGCCGATCGCGCTGGACACCGCGCCCCCTCTCACGCGCAGAAAATTTTCCCCTTTGGAGGATGTTAACGTGTTAACAGGACAAAAGCGCAAATTCGCACAAGCGCTGATGTCCGGTTCATCCCAGGCTGAAGCAGCCCGAAAGGCCGGTTACTCCGAGAAAACCGCGAGGTCTCAGGGTTCCAGGCTGGCAAAAGACCCGGATATCATCGCGTTTATCAGTAAAAAACGTGGTACCGAAGTCATTGCCGAGCAGGCTGTTTCTGAACAAGATGATCTGCCAAAAGTTGTTAACAGAACGGTGAGGGAATTTGATGATCCGCTTGAGTTCCTGAAAGCAGTGATGAACGACGTATCAGAAGAGACGGATGTCAGAAAAGACGCCGCAAAAGCGATGCTCCCATACCTTCACCCCAAAAAAGGAGAAGGTGGTAAAAAGGATGCGAGACATGCTGCCGCGAAGGTCGCAGCTACGGGTAGCAAGTTTGGGGCAATGGCACCCCCGAAGCTTGTTGTTAATAACAAGGGGTAATCGATGGCTCAATGGACCACGGCTTGCCCTGAATGGGAATCTCTTCTGGTTGCAAAGCAATCAATCATCCCACCACCAATTTTTCCAGACCAGGCAGAACAGGCACTTGGCATCTTCAAAGAGTTACGCGTCTCTGATTTACCAGGAAAGCCAACATTTGGTGAGTGCTCCGAGGAATGGGTATTTGACTTTGTTAATGCCATCTTCGGTGGCTATGAAGCAGAGACTGGTAAGCAGTTAATCCGCGAATATGGACTACTTATCTCGAAAAAGAACACAAAATCGACCATCGCTGCAGGAATTATGCTGACCGCGCTAATCCTGTGCTGGCGTGAAGATGAAGAGCACCTGATTCTCGCGCCGACAAAAGAGGTGGCTGATAACAGTTTTAAACCTGCTGCCGGGATGATACGCGCCGATGAAGAGCTATCTGATATGTTCCAGATTCAGGACCATACTGGCGATCCGGATACCGATGCTGCAGCAGCATTTGGTAAATTTATTACCAATAACCTGCAGCCGAATGGCGCGGTATGGCTGATGTCCAGTACTACTGCTCTCACTCTCTCAATGCGTAAAAATGCCCTAGGGCAGAAAGAGTATCCTGACATGACCATGCTGGGCGGTACATTCCAGGGTCTGCCAGTAATTGTCTCCCAGTACGTTGGCAATCAGTTGGTATTGGTTAACGCGCCGGATGTGTACCTGGCTGATGACGGCGGTGTAGCCGTTGATATGTCTCGCGAAGCTTCTCTGGAAATGCAGAGTGCTCCGACCCATGACAGCACCACACCAACGGCAGTGGAACTGGTATCCATGTTCCAGACCAACAGCGTGGCCATTCGTGCAGAGCGCTGGATTAACTGGAAACGCCGTCGCGATGCAGCAGTAGCTGTTATCTCCGGCGTTGATTACAGCACTGGCGCTACCAGCTAAGAAGGAGGGCGGGGGAAACCCCGCCATTTCATATGGCAAAGATCAGATACCTACAGCGTACACATGACTCATTGCCAGGTGATGAGAAAATTGTGAATGACCAGTGCGCAAAGGTGCTGGTTCTGCTGCATAAAGCTGAATATGTGACTGGCAAAAAAGCTGGTGGACCGAAAAAGAAAAAAGTTAACGCGGAGAATGGCTGATGTGGAATCCTTTTAGACGGAAAGAGAAAGCACTACAGCAACCATCATCTCGCGGCTGGACTCCAATATTTTCCTTTGTCAGAGAACCTTTCGCAGGCGCCTGGCAAAGAAACATGGAAATCAGGAATGAAACCGTACTTTCCTATTATGCGGTGTTTTCCTGCATAACCCTGATTGCCAGTGACATTTCAAAGATGTCGCCAGCCATTCAGGCCAAAGATTCTAATGGCATCTGGAAAGAAGTTGCAGATGACAATTTCGATAAACTAATCAGCAAACCTAACCAGTTTCAGAACACAATTCAGTTCTTTGAAACGTGGATGAATTCTAAACTTTCACGCGGTAACACCTACGTGATGAAGGTAAAAAATAATACCGGGAAAATTACAGAGCTTCGCATTCTTGATCCGGATAAAGTCATCCCTTTGGTCGCTGATGACGGGTCTGTCTTTTACCAAATCAGTCCTGACCAGATTAGTGGTCTCCCGGCACAAGTAACCGTACCTGCACGCGAAATCATTCACGATCGCTTTAATTGCCTATTTCATCCTCTTATTGGCATTTCTCCCATCTACGCCTGCGGACTCGCCGCAATGCAGGGGAAGCACATTCAGGAAAGCTCTGCATTCTTCTTTAAAAATGGAGGTAAACCAAGCGGTGTTATCACTGTTCCTGGCTCAATTGATGAAGTTAAAGCGAGAGAAATTAAAGCAGGGTGGGATACAGGCTACACCGGAGAAAATGCTGGGAAAACTGGACTGCTATCAGGCGGCGCAGAATACAAAGCGATCACCATGTCAGCTGTCGATGCACAGACTGTTGAGCAGCAGAAACTCTCTGCTGAAATGGTTTGCTCAGCTTTCCACGTCCCGGCATATAAAGCTGGCGTAGGAGAAATACCCAGTTCTGACAACGTTGAAGCGCTTGAGCAGCAATATTACTCACAGTGCCTGCAGGTGCTGATTGAATCTATCGAGTCTCTTCTGAAAGAAGCTTTCGATCTTGATGTAAAAAAGCGGGTTGAACTTGATATCGGCGCACTATTACGCATGGACAGCGAACGCAGAATGAAAGCGTTGGGTGATGGCGTCAAAAACACCATTCTTACTCCAAACGAAGCCCGTAAAAGTGAAAACCTTCCTCCTGTTGAAGGTGGTGATTCTCTGTTCCTGCAGCAGCAAAACTACAGTCTGGCAGCACTGGCCAAACGCGACGCATCAGAAGACCCATTCGGGAAAGGGACGCAACAGACGCAGACATCAGTTGCCCCTGTTGATGAAGGTGGAAAGGCATTAAGCGAAACAGAACTTTTCGCGGCGAAATCAATGCTCAGAGGATTATTAACAAAATGAATGAACGTGAATTATCCCTGATTAAAGCGCTTGGCGAAGAGTTTGGATTAGCCATTCAAAAAATGGCAGATGACTTTCAGCAAGCGCTGGAGAAAACAGCCAGTAATATGGAGAAGCAACTGGAAGAGGTTAGACAGTCAATTCCAGAATTCCAACCATTAGAAATACCAGATGTATCTAAAATGGTTGCCGATGCTGTAAGTGAAATTGAATTACCGAAGGCACCAGAACTACCAAACTTTAACCAGATTATTGCCGATGCTACCGAAAGCGCGGTGAAGCAGGCTTTTGAATCAATTCCAGTACCCAAGGATGGTAAAAGCGTCACGGTTGATGATCTGCGTCCCCTTGTCGAAGAGGTTGTGAAGGCGTTACTTCCTGAACCGGTAGATGTTGAAAAGCTCGCTCAGGATTTGTTGTCAAAGATTCCTGATCCTGAACCTGGTTCCGATGGTCGTGACGCTCTTGCAATAGAGCTTGAACCATTCATCGACGAGAAAAAAAGCTATCCACGCGGTACCTATGCGACTCACAAAGGCGGACTTTGGCGCTCCCATGAAAAGACGCACGGTATGCGGGGCTGGGAATGTATTGTTGACGGTGTGTCGTGCGTTGATATCAAACAAGATAACCAGCGAACCTTCTCAATTTCTCTCGAAAGAGCAAGCGGTACTGTTGAAGTTAAGTCCTTTGACATCCCGGTAACTATCTATCGCGATGTATTCAAATCTGGTACCGAATATCAACCTGGCGATACGGTCACATGGGGAGGTTGTATGTGGCATTGCAACGAGAAAACATGCGACAAGCCTGGTGAGACAGGATCGAAAGGATGGACGCTTGCTGTTAAGAAAGGGAGAGATCTGAGGGATAAGCCATGATTGAACTGGTTACGCTCGAAGAGGCTAAGTTGCATCTCCATATTGACGACGATTACGGAGATTCAGACCTTACCTTAAAAATTCAGGGAGGCAGCGCAGCAATACTTTCCTATATTCAGGGAAGTCGCTCGTTAGTCGTGGATAATTCAGGAAATCTTATTGATGGCGAGCCGCTTACTCGAGTTCAGACAGCTCTGCTGGTTCTGCTTGGCTATCTTGACCGTAATCGTGGCGGAGAAGAGGAAGAGAAGCTGAAACAGGGGGAACTTCCATTTTCTGTTTCAATGCTGATTTACGACCTCCGTAAGCCGACAATTATTTAAGGGGCAGGTATGGCATGCGCAGGTTGCACCAGACGACGCGAGTGGATTAAAAAATGGACGAGGATTGCCTATGAACGAGCAACAGGTAAACGAATTAACAGCAGCACTGAGAGCGCTGGCAACGTCTCAACTGAAACAGGCAGAAGCGATAAATCGGCTGGCTCAGGCTGATGAAACGCTCGTATCTCTGATTGCAAAAACGCTCGTTGATGAAATTGACGATGAGTTGCCACCGCAAACCTATCTTGATGGTAAGCCGAGGTAATTGTGGAATTTGCAAAACTGCGCCACCGCGTCACCATTCAGCGGAGAACCGCTATCCAGTCACCTACTACTGGTGCAATGGAATACACCTGGAATGACCTTGCAGAGGTGTGGGGTAGCGTGGTTGCCTCTTCGGTCAGGGATTTCATTACAGCCCAGGCATCAAACGTAAAAGTAACGGCCAGAATCACTATCCGATACCGGGAAGATATCCAGGAGAAAGACCGTATTCTTTTCCGTGGCAAAATCTACAGCATTGAGGGGATTCTTCCTGATCCTGATAGTGGACTTGAATATCTCACGCTTCCGTGCTCAGAGGGGGTGAAGGATGGCTGACAGCATTGAGTTTAAGCTTGAAGGTGTAGATTCACTGCTTGGTAAGTTAGAAGCCATTACCACGGAAACTAAGCGCAAAACAGGGCGCTCCGCACTGAGGAAGGCGGGAAACGTTATCGTAACTCAGATAAAGAGAAACACAGAGCGGATCGACGATCCTCACACCGCACGTAGCATTGCTGATAACGCCGCGATGCGCTGGAATGGTCGTATGTTTAAACAAACCGGTGATCTTGCCTTCAGGATAGGAATTCTTCAGGGAGCCGTATTAAAAAAGCATCCAAGCACTGCGAAAGATGCACCCACTCCTCACTGGCGCCTTCTTGAGTTTGGCACTGAAAAGATGGCAGCAAAACCGCTCGTTCGTGCTGCTGCAAATTCCAGGCTGATAGAGGTTTTCAACACCTTCTCTGTTAACTACGAAGCGGGGATTGACCGAGCTATCAAACGAGCACAGAAGAAAGGAGAGACGGCATGATTGCTCCTATTTTTCCTGTTTGCGCGTCGAGTCCTGAAGTCACTGCTCTACTCGGAAGCAATCCGGTAAGAATTTACCCTTTCGGTATTCAGGACGATAACGTTGTTTATCCATACGCCGTCTGGCAGAACATCAGCGGCTCTCCTGAAAATTTCCTTAACCAACGACCAGATGCGGACATGTATTCGCTTCAGGTTGATATCTATGCCGATACCCCTGATGAGGCTATTGCTGTAGCTAAAGCCATGAGCAACGCTATTGAGGTAAAAGCCAATATAGTCAGGTGGGGAAACCAGACGCGAGACCCTGAGACGCTCAGGTATCGCTATTCCTTCGATGTTGACTGGATAGTCAGCAGATAACAAACCTACCACAACCGGCCTTGAGCCGGTTTTTTTATACCCGGAGATAATTATGTCAGTAGTGACTCAAGGCACTCAGATGTACGTTCTGAATAACGGTGTGGTCAGTGAAGTTGAATGTATTACTTCGTTCTCACCAGGTAGTAGCCCGGCAGATCAGATTGAAGATACCTGTCTGAGTGAAACCAGTACTCGTTCCTACAAAAAAGGTCTGCGCACACCTGGTCAGGCTACGGTAGCTCTTAACGCAGACCCGGCAAACACCAGTCATGTCATGCTGAGCAATCTTGCCGAATCAAGCGATCAAACAAACCTGACCTTCGCTATTGGCTGGGCTGATGGAACGGATGAACCAACGGTAGCGACTTCTGGTGATCCAGATGCAGTAGATGGTCTTTCTTTACCGGATACGCGTACCTGGTATGTATTCCAGGGCTATGTTTCTGATTTCCCGTTCGACTTCCAGGCTAATACGGTCGTACAAACCTCAGCAACTATTCAGCGTTCAGGACAGGGGGTTTGGGTTCCAAAGGCCCAACCAACAAGCTAATAACCAGACATTAATGAGCGGGGGAAACCCCGCAAATTGAGAGGAAAGAAATGAAACTGAATATGGATTCGTTAAAACAGGCAGGGGCGTTCACTGGTCGTCCTGTTGAAAAGGAAATTACCTGGAAGCAAGGTGATAAGGAGATCACAGCTACCGTTTATATCCGCCCAATGGGTTATCACGACGCGGTATCAAATGTTCTTTCAGCAGTGGGAAAAATTGATGGTGTTGCAGGGCGTATTGCTGCATCAATCTGTGATGAAAATGGTGCACCTGTTTTCACTGTCGCCGATATCACTGGTGAAGCAGACCCTGAGCGCGGCGCACTTGATGGTGCTCTTACCGTTGCTCTGCTTGTCGCTATTCAGCAGGTTAACGACCTGGGAAAGGCGAACTCAGCGCAGAAGACGAATTCTGGTGTGAATTAGTTCTCAACGGGATCGGCGGTCGTACCATTGCTGAAGCAAAAGAACGCGTTAGCGTTACAGAGTATCGCGACTGGGTTCTTTACCGTCAAAAGTACGGTAGCCTTAACGGAATGATGCGTACTGAGTGGGCCGCTGGCCTTATTTCTTCTGTGCTGGCTAACGTCAACCGTGGAAAAGATTCCCCCTCCTTCAAAGTAACAGACTTCACACCACACATTAACGAGCCTTCCATTACACTGGAGCAGGCTATGCAGGAGTGGACATAGCATGGCTGGTAAATCCCTTGGAACGTTGACCATTGATCTTGTAGCCAAGGTTGGTGGATTTGTATCTGGTTTAAGCCAGGCTGAACGGGCATCTCAAAAATGGCGCAAACAGGTTCAGGCCGATGCAAAAGCAGCCGCAGTAGCATTTACTGGTTTTGCAACCGCAGCAAGTGCGGCAGCTATCGGTGTCGGAGTAGCCGGTTACAACCTGCTAAAAACAACCTCAAAGCAGATTACCGAAACCGACCGTTGGGCTAAGTCGCTCAATATGTCTACACAGTCTTTGCTTGCCTGGCAGTATGCAGCTGAAAAAGCTGGCGTATCCGGCGATCAGATGGCCGATATCTTCAAGGATATTGGCGATAAAATTGGCGATGCTGTACTGAATAAATCTGGGGAAGCGGTTGATGCTCTAAATGCACTCGGATTATCGGCTAAAAAATTAGCCGGTGAATCACCAGATAAGCAATTGCTGGCTATCAGCAATGCACTCGGCAAGATTAAAACAAACGCTGAAAAGACCACAATCCTTGAAAGTCTTGGCAACGACCTTTCAAAGCTTCTCCCATTACTTGATCAGGGAGGGGAGAAACTTCGCCAGTACATGGATGCGGCAAAACAGTTTGGCGTTGCCCCTGACGATGCTGATATCGAAAAGTTGGTGAAAGTAAACTCCCTGTTTGAGGACATGGAGACGCAGGTAAACGGCGTAAAAATTGAGATTGCCACCGGCCTTGCCAATGTTGACCTGTCAGGATTACAGAACGCGATCACTGACATGGGGGATGTCTTTAAAGACCCGCAGGTGATTCAGGGGCTAACAGACCTTGTCGGTGGTGTTGTTGATCTCGCTACCTGGCTTGTGAAAGTTGGTGCTGAAGCAGGTAAGTTAATTGACCTGTACAAAGGTGGAAAGGCTGTTGGTGACAATGCATCTGTAACTGATATAGAACGTCGACTCAACAACCTTAAAGCTGATGTGGAAGATCAGGGCTTCCTTGCCAGTTTTAATAGAATTGGTATGGACGTTGACGGGAAGAAAGCTGAAATAGCACAACTTGAACGCCGACTTTCCATCATGAAAGCCGGTAATAATCTTCCTCTCACTCCTGCCACCATCGGTAGCCCCTCATCATCCAGAAAAAATTATTCCTTAGGCTCTGGAGAAACAAACGGAAAAGCATCTCCAGACGCAGGGGCCAAGAAACTTGAGTCAGCGTTTAAGTCTCTGGAAATGAGTTATCAGCGCCAGATTGCGTTAATTGACACAACTGGCAAAAAGAATCAGCAGGTCACCGAGCTTGAGAAGCTTCGTTTTGATTTCACTTCCGGAAAATTAACAGGGATTAATGCATCCCAGAAAGAACGTCTTGAGCAACTTGCGACGGAAATAGATCGTCTCAACTCCCTGAAAAAAGCCAACGAAGAAAACCTGAAACTTGTCGAATTTACCGCTAATTTGCGCAAGCAAAATCAGAATGACCAGGCAGCAAATGATTCTGATTTTATCGGCGCAGATATGGGTGACAAGACCCGCCAGCGCATGAAGGAATTGCTGGATATTCAGCGTAGTTTTCTCGACAGACAGGCAGACCTTCAGAAGCAATACCAAAGCGGAGATATCAGTAAATCGCTTTATGATCAGGAGACGGCAGCGTTACAGCAGGCTCTTGATGAGCGTCTTGATATTCAGCAGGACTACTACAAAAAGTCCGACGCACAGATGGGCGACTGGCAAAGCGGGATTATGGATGCGTTGAATGATTACGCTGATAACTCTGCTGATTACTACCAGACCGCCGCCGATGCGATGACCTCCATTCTTAATGGCGCAACGGAATCCATCTCTGACAACCTGAATGATCTTGTGCACGGGGCAGAGGATTTAGGTGATTTCTTCAGTAATATTTTCTCTGGACTTGGTGAAACAATAATTAAAACCCTGTCTGATATGGCGGCGCAATGGCTGGTATATCAGGCAGTGCAATTACTGGTGGGTAAATCCACTCAGGCAAGCGCAGCGGCATCAATGCTGGCAAACGCACAGGCTTCATCCTTACAGGCTCAGATTGCCGCTTATGCATCTACAGCGGCAATTCCTATCGTTGGTCCAGCGCTTGCGCCTGCAGCGATGGCAACAGCGGCGGCGGTAACTACACCGCTTGTAGCAGCCGTTGGCACTTCTGCCCTTGCAGGTATGGCGCACGATGGTATCGACAGCGTTCCTGAAACCGGGACGTGGCTCCTGCAGAAAGGGGAGAGAGTCGTTACATCACAGACCTCGGCAAAGCTTGATGAAACACTCGACAGGGTAAATCAGCAGTCTACTCAGGGGGCCAGTTTCTCGCCCGTTATTAACATGAATGTGAACGGTGACCCTTCAGACACTCAGATTGCCATGATGAAACAAGCAACTACAGAAGGGGCAAAGCTTGGTTATCAACAGGCAGCCAGTGATCTGGCAAGTGGAAAGGGAAGCATCTCAAAAGCTATGATGCGCTGGAACACTAACAGGAGAACAGGTTAATGGCTAAAACTACCAGCATTAACTATCCGAATGATTACCTGCCTATTCCATTGCAGGAAGGGTTCGGGTTAAAGCCTGTTAGCCCATTGCTGAGAACAGAACTTACATCTGGCAGGGCAAGACAGCGTCGTTTGTATACTTCAACGCCAACTCAGGCATCAGTAGCGTGGTTGTTTACAGATCCAGAGGCTCAATTGTTTGAGGCGTGGTACAGGGACACTATCAAAGATGGTGCCGACTGGTTCAACATGCCCCTTCGCTCACCGCTTGGCATTATAGATATGTACGTTTGCCGGTTCGTTGATATCTACGAAGGACCAACCATTGATGGCGGCAATTACTGGCGATTTACTGCCACGCTTGAGCTATGGGAAAGGCCTGTTCTTGCTCCTGGTTGGGTCGATTTCCCGGATTACATTATCAACAGCAGCATCATTGATGTTGCGCTTAACAGGGAGTGGCCAAGATCATGACTGTTCTCAATCGTCTTTACGCCTCTTCTGGTGAAGAAGTGATTATCGAAACCCTGCAAATAAACATTGGAACTGAAGTTTATTATTTGTGTAAAGGTTTCGACGATATCACTGCTAACACAGAAAACGGCGATGTGGTGACCTTTCAGGCAGCGGCAATCGATATTGCACTGCCTGCCAGAAATAGTGATGGCACACAGGACTTACAGTTTGCTATCGACAATATCGATGGTGTCACTTCAACAGCAATACGTAACGCACTGGATAATCTGTCAGAAGCATCGCTAACCTACCGTAATTATGTTTCTACTGACCTGAGTGCGTCTGCAGCAGTTCCCTATACGCTTGCTATCAAAAGTGGTTCATGGACATCGACACAGGCGCAAATAACGGCTGGCTATATGAACGTACTCGATACTGCATGGCCTCGCCACCGTTACACCCTTCCGTACTACCCTGGCCTCCGTTACATGAGTTAAGGAGAAACTATGTTCAATCCTGACAAATACCTTTCTGTTGTGTGGCAGAAGGGTGGGCGCGTTTACCCTGAGCTTGACTGTTTTGGCATCGTCAATGAAGTACGGAAAGACCTTGGATTGCCTCTCTGGCCAGATTTTTCAGGAGTAACTAAAGATGACGGTGGTCTTGACCGAGAGGCTGTCAAACTGATGCGATCACTTGAGAAGTGCGATCCTTGTGTTGGGGCAGGCGCTGCATGTTATTCCGGGTCAACCGTCACTCACGTTGGTGTCGTAGTTGAGATAAATGGTCAACTTCACGTAGCTGAATGTAATCCGGGAATGAATGTGACCTTTCTTCCTGTTTCGCGTTTCAAACGACGCTTCGTTAAAGTGGAGTTCTGGAAGTGACAATCAGAATTTATCCCTCTCGCTTGCCTGGTGAACCGCTTGAAACGCATGAACATGGTGCCATCACAATTCACCAATGGCTGATTAAAAAAGTAGAAGGCTATAAGCCTGATATGAAGCAACCGATCACAATTGATGTTGATGGAAAAAATATTCCACCTCAGGCGTGGTTTGAGTTTTCTATCAAATCAGACAGTGATGTCAGAATTTATCCTGTCCCTTATGGCGCGGTTGCTCTTGCCTGGATTGCCGTTGCTGTATCAGTTGCATCAGTCGCATATGCTCTTTTCTTTGCTCCTGGAGTTGGTGACCTTGGCGGTTATTCATCAGGAACGGGGAACCCCCTTGATGTAAATCCTGCGAAGGCTAACAACGCAAAATTAGGCGACCCGATACGCGAGTTATTTGGTCGTAGCCGTATTTATCCAGACTATGCAGTGCAGCCTGTAACAAGGTTCTCAGTTGATGATCCTACTGTAATGACAGTTGAAATGTTCGTTGTTATGGGGAGAGGGCGTTTTTCATTTGGGGATGGCGATATTCGTGTAGGGTCAACTCCAATTGCCTCTCTTAGTGATGGCTTTAAATACACAGTGTATCAACCTGGGCAAAACGTTAGTGGAGACCAACGATCCGAAAACTGGTTCAATTCCACAGAGGTTGGGGGAACCGCGTCTGGTTCTGGACTGGATATGGCACAAACAGCACCTGACACTGAAGATGTGGTAGCTGAGTCATTAACGGTATCTGGTTCTACTATTACTTTTAACGGATTGAGTACCGACGACGGTGACACTACAACGAACGATCTCCCTGACTCATGGACAGAAGGAGCAATTGTTGAATTAGTCGTTCCAGATTCATATGTGGTAACAAACGATGGTGCCTATAGCAGAATCACCAGTGATGTTCTTGAAGAAATCGCACCATATATCGGTATGCCGGTGACTCTCGGATTTAACAGTATTGATTACCAATTATTTATCGCTGATTACATCCCACATTCAGTACCACCTGTTGGCGATGAGATTACTGCTTCTATTACACTTGCATATGAAAGTGCTACAGGAACTGCATTTACAGGTATTCCTGAGGGTTATGTCAGGCTATCTGTTTCCCATTCCGGAAGCGAATATAAGATTCTTGATATAGATGGAAGCTCTGTAACTCTAGAGCGGATTATTGATGGCAACGTTGACCCGTCTTGGCCTGGATTTTCACCGCGTACAGTTCTTGATTTTGAAGCCAACGGTTTAAATGAGAATGATAGCTGGATGGGACCTTTTCTGGCATGCCCCGAAAATGAAGTTGCTGATATGTTCGAAGTAAACTTCTTCTTCCCAAACGGAATTTGTGGGTATAACAAAAAAGGGAGCAAACAATACCGTGAAGTGAAGTGGGAGATTCAGTACCGGCCATATGGTTCAGGCGCCGGGTGGATAAGCAAAACAGGATCGTACAATCTTCAGAACATCAACGGACTGGGATTCACCGAACGAATCACGCTGGATGCGGCTGCTCTGGTAGAGGTAAGAGCTCGCCGCACGAACGAGCAGGGGCAGGATAATAGCCGAGATAACATGTACTGGCAGTCATTGCGTGGGCGTTTAGTGTCTCGGCCGGTATCGTATTCTGGCGTCACCACAATGGCGGTTACCGTGGAAACGGGCGGTAAACTGGCAGCTCAGTCAGATCGTCGAGTAAACGTTGTTGCTACGCGAGTTTATGATTCAGGTGTATCAAGGAGCATTTCTGGTGCTCTGTATCATATAGGTAATGAGTTGGGTCTGGCGATGGACCGTGAAGCTATTGACTCACTAGAAACTACTTACTGGACCCCTGGCAGCGAATTTTTTGACTTTGCTACCACCGATTCTGTTTCTGCGCTGGAAATGCTTCAGAAGGTGACAAATGCAGGAAAAAGTTACTTCCTTCTTACCGATGGTCTGGCATCTGTAGCAAGAGAAGGGATAAAAACGTGGACGGGAATAATCAGTCCACAGGAGATGACTGATCCGCTTCAGACGGCTTTCGTTGCTCCGTCAGCAGATGACTATGATGGTGTTGATGTTACATATATCAACGGCACTACATGGGCTGAAGAGACGGTGCAGTGCAGAACATCAGATAACTCAACTCCGGTAAAGATTGAGGACTATACGCTTGATGGTGTTCTTAACCAGGACCGCGCTTATCAGATAGGTATGCGACGTCTGATGAAGTACCGTCAGCAACGTCTGACTCACACCACCACAACGGAAATGGATGCACTCTGTTATAACGTTGGTGACAGAATTGTTTTTACTGACGATATACCTGGTAGCAAAACAATAAGCACGTTGATTTATGACATAGATTCAAAAAATGGAGTAACGACTATAACAGTGTCTGAACCTCTCGACTGGACATTCACAAATCCAAGAGCCCTGATTCGCTATCAGGATGGTTCAGCTTCCGGTTTGCTCCTTGCCACTAGAGTTGATGAAAATAAATTATCAGTACCTGAACAACCTGAGTTCAGTAATATCATGCTTAACAACCCCTCAATAGAACCACCGCGCCTGATATTCTGCGAATCATCACGCGTTGGATACAGTGCATTAATTTCAGAGATAGCACCACAATCTGACGGAACATGTCAGGTAACAGCCAAAGAATATCGCGAATCCTTTTATCAATACGACAATGCCTCCTATCCGGGCAATGTAGCTTAATCAATATCAAAAAAACCGCTTCGGCAGGTTTTCTCGTTTATGAGGTTAATATGACGACTTACAACACCGGCAATCCGCTGGGGTCCGCTGCTGCGAAAGATTTGTATGATAACGCGCAGAATTTTGATCATTTGTCTTTAGATACTGAAAACGAAACGTGGCCTGACCGTCTGGGAAATCAGCGCACTACATGGTATGGTATCGAGAAAAAAGCAGATCGAGCAATTTCGGAATATGGCTATATCACGAAGGATTCTTTTGAAGATGGCAGCACCATTAGCCTTGCTAACGAGTGCTTACGCTGGAAGAGCAACGGCGAGTACTACAGATGGGATGGGTCACTCCCCAAAGTAGTCCCCCCTGGCTCTACTCCGGAAAGCACTGGTGGGCCAGGGAAAGGTAAGTGGGTTGGTGTCGGAGATGCATCTTTGCGATCGGCAATGAAGAAGGAGTATGGTACTGATTTAATTAATGGAACAAAATCTGTTGTTGGGTCAGTTACAAGATCACTAACAGATATGTTGTCAGACAAGATATCCGTGCGGGATTTTGGCGGAATTGATGACTATGATGGAACAAATGCATCAACATGCACTAACAACAGAATTCCATTTCAGCGGTATTTTGAATATCTTAATTCAATTGGCGGTGGCGATCTAAATATTCCACGTAAATTAACCGGGAAATATTTTATTAGTGGTGATGACCACACACAAGTTACCTCTCAAGTTCGTTTAAATACTGACGAAGGTGTATCTATACATCTTGATTTCTCTGGAGGTGCTTCAAATACACCATTTGCCAATCTCGATTTAAGGGCATCGAGCCAGATAAAGATTGAGTATGTTAATTTTGGTTATCCGTCATATGTTGGCGGTAGCGTAGACACGCCATTTAGTGACTCTCTGCAAACCATGAACAATGGTGATGGTATTTACACGGTACCAGAGGCACTATCAGGTAGTGATTTTAAAGTCATTTCATTGGGAAATAGCTCTGTTGAAATACCACCAGTATCTACATCCGGAGATACAATCTCTTTTAATGGAGGAGGGATTCCAACTGCAGCAGTCATCAGTGTGATTCCAGGTGACGAAATTATGGCGTTAATAGGCTCATCTTCGCTTGGGGGAATTATTGCCGGTGTCGTCACGGTTAATGGCTATGCTTTTGTTTCTCAAGATACGTCTAGTGGCAATGTTACCCTTGCAGAAGGCACCATAGGACAACCAAATATACTAACTGGCCTTAATTATGCTCTCATGGATCAGCTAAGAGATCGGTTTGACCGTGCTATCATAACAGTAAAAATTACTTCATCGAGAACCTTTACCGTTATGGCTAACGGTCTGGCAATATGCAGTCATACCACCAGATCTAGTATTCTTGGCGCTTGTTTTGGTACTTCCGACATCAATAGTATTGTGAATGTATCACAAATGTCTCGAGTTAGAGGGCATAGTTTTTCCGGGTCCAAGCCTTTGAGGATATTGGTTTGTGGAGACTCAATTACCGATCAAAATAATCAATATTCATGGGCCAAATATCTCCAGATGCAGTTGGGATCAGCTGGCATTAACATTGCAGAGATAAAGAATTTAGCAGTGGCTGGACAGACGGCAGCCCAACAACTAAGCATCCTGAAAACTGTTGGTTCAGGATATGATATCTGCCTGATGCAGGTTGGTGTAAATGATGTTCAGTTACAGACTCCGGTAGCATCCTTCATTTCGACAATAAATGAAATGGTTACTTACGCGAAGGGGATTGGAGCATTTCCGATTGTCGGTGTACCCACGTCCTTTTATTCTCTTGCAGAGGCGAATGCTAATGGGCAAACAGGAGGGCAAAACACATCAAACAACTCTTTGATAGGGATGTACCGATCTTTACTTATTCGTGCCGTTGCAGCAGCTGGCGGAATTGTTAACCTTGAGCCTATGAAAGGGCATGGAGCTATGACGGCTAAGTGGCTGTCACTGAAACCGTATGCCGTCAGCGATAGCATCGTGCTGGACAATATTCACCCCACTCCATATGGGTCGATGCTCCTAGCGCAAGGGTATGCGCGATGCATTCTTGGATGGCTTACTAGGCCTGACATGACTCCAACGGAAAGCTTTGAATTTATTCCCAGCGGGTGGCTTAGCCCAGGGTTTGGCGCAACATCGGTCCCTAAAATTAAAGGAAGGGAGTTCTCTGGGTTGATAAGCCTACATGCAACAAATATTAATGATGGTTCAGTGGCCTTCACTTTGCCACCATCATTTAAAGTAGATAGCGTTAAGATGCTTGCGGTAACAGGTACAAACAGTTCCGGGCTTCCGGTAGGTGTTTGTAATTTATATGTTGGGACAGACGGGAAATGTTACTTCTTTAATATTCCAGCCGGAGTTACCCAAGTATCAATGGACGGTGTGGTTTTATAGTTCTGTGTGGGAGGGAGACCTCCCACACTCACTATTAATTGTAAGGAGTTTCTCTTTCCATTTCTAAAACTACGGCTCTGAAATTTCTATTAAATTCATAGCCAGATTTATTATGTAACTCTGCATTTATGCAGTCTCCTAGAAGAGAACTTCTGATTCTAGCACCATATCCATTTGTGTGATAAGCAGAGTCCATAAATAAACTCCCTCCGAGATTAGATGCGCTTGGTGAGCAAATTACGTTGAGACCAGCAACAGAAAGAAAACCTTTAAGCTTCATTAACGACTGCATGGTTTGTCCATTATCGGTGTCGAATCCCGGGTTTCGCATCGTAACAGGCCATGTAATAAATAATTTCCCACCTTTGTTAGAAACAAAATTATTTATATCCTTAAGTGTTTTATATGTATGTTCAGATATTTTGGGTATGTCTGAGTTATATGTAAATGTGCCATTATACACAGAGTCGTAAACAGTTTTACCGTCAATGAAAACATTGATGTCACCGTTCTTGTTTAGACTTTTATAACTGTACCCATTGTATTCACCATTGGTAGAGTTAAGATGATTGATGACATCATTCAACGGTGAAACCAGACCCTTATCTTCTGCGTTAAATCCTTCAACTAACCTTTTAGGGCTAACATTCATCATGAACTTTATGCGGTTATAAATGTTGATGCTTGACAGGTAATCCTGGCCCCACCCCAATATATTATTAACAAACCAATCAGTAGGTGCTTCAGTACGTGTGTAGTACTCATATTCAAGCGGCATTACAACGATATCACCATTTTTAAAATGTTTTTTTAATTGATAAAAATGATAGTTTAGATCTAGCCCTGCATGCGTTGCAATGTTTACAACTGGAAGCGATGTCTTCTGTGAAATAATCTCACTATTTATAGAAAAAAGGCTATTCGACCCGCTAGAGATTATTATTTTTCTCCCATTTATCTTGTCAGCGGCAACGCCTTTAAAATCAATTACGTTCTTTAGCCACCACTCACCTTCCACCTGCTTTCCTTCCTGCATTTTGAATGCATAAATAAACAACCCTGAGGCAAATGCAAGTATCGCTAAGAATATAGAGAAGCTAAATTTGTAATTCAC